TAAGAAGGTAAAAAGGCATCATCCAAAACCGCTTCTTTGGATAATCGGCCCACGTTCACAATCACCGCTTCTTTGGGTGCTAAATACTCTGAATAAATCTTAGGGATCAGATTTTTTAAAATGCGCTTAATTAATCGTTCAGCCATGACAACACCATTGAATTTCCTGACACTGTTATTTCATCAACTCGCTTTCCATTAATTGAAAAGCCGGGGATTAAACCCGGTATTAAAGCCAATTGACCTTCCATGTTGTTCAATGCAATAAATACACTTTTATCAATGGGCAAGTCTGCACCATTAAAAACTGAATCCTGAAGGCTACCCACAAAAATAGAATCATCTGATTGGACGAACCAAACAAAATCATTTATTCCAAACACATCACCAAACTGTTCGATTGCATCAATAGCCCGTCCTGTGTGAATGAAATTTGGAACCCTATTGGTTGCATAGGGTTGATCAGGAACAGAAAACGCCAATCCCGTTTTTTCAAAGTAAGCTTTGCACACTTGGGCCAATGTTGTGTTTCTCAATGACACCGCCATTTCATTAAGATATACGGCGCTAATTTCACGGCAAAACAATCTATAAACGCCACCTTCTTGTTCAATCACCGATTCAATAAAGCCAGTGAACCACTTGGTGATTGTTTTACCCTGATAGCCAGAAGAAAACACCACCTTGAAACCTTCCTTGATTGGCGTTTCAGAATAAACAGTAAACCGAGCGCGGCCCGGTCTATTAAGTGTCAATTTCGCTTCACTCGAAGTGGGTGAAAATATTTCACCATTGATTTCTAATTTCTCAACTAGCCTGTTCATCTGGTTTCAGCCATTCTTCAACTTTGCTTAAGACTTTTTCAATTTCTGTCAATTGTGGTTCAGTTTCTGGTGATTGGGTTGTGGTCGCTGTTGTCCCTGTCGCCGGTGCTGGACTGGTTGCCGCTTGTTCATTCAATCGTTCGTCTTTACGTTCAGCCACACTGCGTTTTTCACGAAGCGTAAACGAAATAATCCAAGCCTCTGAATGATTCGCTTTTTCTCTAACTGTCACCTTTGATGAAAAATAAACTTTATTGACTCCCATTGCCTGCGCTGTGGGTTCAACAATGTCATAAACCGTTTGCTTTCCGTCTTCATCAACCGAACGGGCCAACTCCATTATTTTTTGTAAAACTTTTACATCTTCAAAGGTGACTAACAGAGAGCAATTCAAATTAATTGGGTCAAAACCTGAATTGACAGATTCCGTTGAACTGGAATTTCCCCCAACGGATTTGTCATTGATGCCCAAATCACCAGTGACGTTCAATTCATCCGTGGGCATGTCATAATCATTCAATCTCATCCGTTGAATACCTCTTTCCAAATATCAAGCGCGTCACCTGTTCCCAATATTGCAACCACACAACAATGACTTTGTTCATGACCCACACCTGTCAGTTCGGCAACCTTTTTGCCGATGTCACTAGCATCTGAACCAGACACAAACGCACTGTGAACAGATTGCGTTGGTTCATTGCTGGCCAACCCTGTCAATAGGTTTTCATGCTCAATAGATAGCGCCGCTTTTTCATCAAGTAGTGTTTTCAGTTCATCAACTGGGCTTTGTTCGGCCTGTGCTTCTGATAGCGCGGCTAATTCCGGAAGACCAGACCAAAGTGAAGATTCTTTCAAACCCTTCTGTGTCTCCACGATAGGGGCCAACACACTTGGGTTTTCATATTCATCATTCAACAATAAATCACGCACATGGCGTGAAAGCGTTATTAGTTCAGGCCACATGAAAAAGTTTCCTATTTCATCGGCCTTGGTTTGAAGTTGTGGAAAGTCGGCGGCAGTAATTAAAACCACAACGGCAGAATCAATCGATTCAGAAAATTCACCGTCCTTTAACTTTTCACCCAACGCTTTGAAAGCGTTAGGCGCTGATAGGGTTCTATACTTTCCCCCTTGTCCTATACCCTGCTGAAAGGGATGAGCAACCACGCGGTGAACTTCATCATTGAACAATTTGTTCAAACTAGAAAGATCAATAGAGCTGGCATCACCGGATAATGCACCATCAACCAAAGAAAGGGCCAAACCATCAGCCATACCCTTTTTGGTTGAAGTATCGCTTTCAATTGCATTACACACAGGTGAAATGCCTGTGTGTGCGTTTTGAATGATTTCAGGAACTATAATATTTTTATTCAATAAACTCATGGCTTATAAGAGACTATAAACGTTAAAGATGTTTAAAGGTGTTGTAGAAAAAGGAGATTCATAACTTTGATTTACGCAAGTTAAAACCCCTTGATCATATTTAACATATACAATCCCCCTAGCACCGGCACCATCGCCACTAATAAGCACAACACCAGTACACCTTGTGACCGTACCGCTTGAATCACCGAATGCAGGAAGCAAACAAACACCAGATGCAGTTCTTACAATATATAACCCTTCTGAAAGCGTGAGGTTTACAGTACTTGCAGACCCTGCCCAACGCTGCAATTTTCCTGTGCCATCTATTTTGGAATTCGCTATTTCTTTTACAGCTTTTAACGCGGCTGCTGTAGGTGCTAAAATTTCGCTGCTACTACCTGTAGAGTTCGTTAATCTCACAACCCCTTCGGCTGTCGTTGAGGCTGATGGCAAATCGCTTGCTATATGTCCATGCCCAGTATTTGACTTCCCATTTAACGCAGTTTGTAATCCAGCTACACCCGAAATTCCAAGCGAGTCAAAATCAGACCTATTCAATTCAACAAAATCCACCAACTCTTGAAGAGTATCTAAGGTGGTTTCATCAGACGCCAGCAATGTGTCAATGTTATCTAAGCGTTGAACCAACCCTTTTATGTTGTCAGTCATCGAAAGCAAATCAAGAATATGAAGGCGTTCATCCGTCACAACATTTGAACCGTCAATGGTTCCAAGTTTCACCACTGTGTGTTCAATTCCTTGTTCAACATAGTCAGAAACATTTGTTCCATCATTGATGATGAATTTGAATTGTTCCGATTTATCAATGGCGCTGTATTCTGAATAAACATCGAGCCAAACGGTTACGCCATTTGTGGCACCAATAACCTGCATCACAGAACCCATGGAAAGGTGATGACCACCAACCACACATTCCCCGCTTCGGATATAGAAATTTCCACCTGAATAATACAGTTGGAAAGAATCGTTCAACCAAGCCTGACGCCCATAAACTTTTTTCATAGCATTCATTTGGCTGTTGTCGTGTGATTTTAATTGTCCAAGGTGATCAACCTGCCAACTTTCGGCGGACACGGTTATTCCTGTTAAGTCTTGGACACCAACATATTCAATCGCCACGTTTTGGTTTTGGAAATCACCATTTTGTTCACCGCTTTGAATGATCTTGGTTCGAGTCGGTATGTAGTTGACCGCAAGTAATGTACCGTCATCAGTTTCTAGTCCAATCCAGTTATAATCAAAACCACCCACGTCAGGCAGTAAAATGCTTGAATAGACAACTTGATTGGGGTTCACATACCCGTCTTTTGACACCGCTGGCGAATGAACAATATGTTCAGCGGCGGGCATGGTTTCTGTCACAGGTGGTGTTTGGCTCGTGTCCAAATCAGGGATCAAGGCATAAACAAAGTTTGTAACAACGGCTGGGGTTTGTGTGCCGTGTCGGTTGGCTAAATAGTCACGGCCTGCTGTAGTGATTGGCATGATGAGTCCTTATTATTTATTTAAAAAAACCGTTGATGAATAGCTGAATGTTTCGGCCCGAACCATTAAGGGTTCAGAGATTACAACTTTTATTTCATAGGTACGGCAAAGCTTCCCGTATTGTGAAAGAACTTCTTGTAAAAATTCCCCATAATCACTGGCCGCTTGCTGTGTCACTTCAACTTCAATCACGGCCCAATGTCGCCCCGGTATTTGTTGGCGGACATCGACAAAGGGAATATTTAAACGGTTCAAAATGTTCTTTAAACCGTTGATGGTGCCTGCTTCTGTTGCGTTGATATAGGCCGATGCAATACGCAAGCGGAACAAATCAACGCTTTCATTCTTCATCCTTCGGATTTTCTTTTTGTATGCGAAAACATCCAATAAGCCTTCATGACATGTCATCGGGTCCAGTTGATTCAGTGGCCATTCAAGCCATTTTTCAACCAAAGCCCACCATAGTTGAAGGGCTGCTTTAAGCTTTGAAAAGAAGGGTACATTCAGCCATTCAGGCAATTTTAAATTCATCATACTTTGTTCACCTGTAGGGTATTGATTTTGGCAACCTTCAAACCGCCTGAAATATCTTGATTGGTAAAGCGCAATTGACTCAGTTCATCACCAAACTGTTTGAACAGTTCAAAAGTCAAACGACCAAACGAAAATGTTTCATAGGGTGCTGTTCGTGTAACCGTCCAACCAATACCCGCGTTTTCTCTGAATGCTGCTTTAATGAAGTTTTCAATACCAACGGCCAACGCGCTTTCCTGTTCCGCTGAAAGGTCTTTAACAGGGGTAAATTCACAAACAATGTCATGGGCTTCTGTAGGCATAGGAACCACAAGAAAATCATCACCAATCCCATAGGATTCATTCTGTTGAATGGTGTTGTTTATGTTGTCGATGAACGATTGGGAAGGTTCACCCACGTCAAACAAAATAAGCGCATCAGCACTATTTTCACCCCGTGGTTGCGCCCTATTAAAATAAATATTTTCTGGGTTCACACCGTCAAATTCCCCAACAATATTTCGATAAACCGCTTCAACATGCCAAGAAAATTGTTTGTCCCACTTATCACGGGTTCTTAAACGCAGTTCGTCATCCGTTTCATCATCTTGACCGGCTTCAACAATGGCACCATCACGATTGATCACAGACACCACGCCATTGATGGTCTTTGGTAATACTTGGTAATAGCCTGTTGCCAAGTTGTATGCCTCACCTTCGTATTGCGCCTCACAAAGAATGGTGATTTCAGTTTCACCAATAGCAAAACTTTGATCAGCTATTGTTAGCAACTTATAAACAACGCCATTTATTCGCGTTGAATCCACTTCCGAACCGGCTGGAACATTTAGCACGGCGGACGCATCAACCCGAATAAAATTGATATTGATTTTTGCCTTTCGTTTTAATTTCGGTTCA